TACTTGAACATACACCGCTTGCCAATGGGAGTGCCTAGCTTCCACACGCCAATTAGCGCCCATGTCGATGCGGATGCAGGGTCAGTCCCTCGATACGCAACGATCTCGCCTGTGCTAGTTACGAATACTAGGTTATCGTCAGCACCATAGCCCGCGTCAATTGTCCACGTTCCAATCGCAACAAGATAGCCACCGAACCGACAGATAGAACTCAGGTCTAGCTGTTCAGCCGCCCCACCGATGGAGGAAGTAGGCAGATACCACGCCTTGAGGGTGTTCTTTTGAATGAACCAAACGCGATTTTTGAACAGCGTCACATCGTCGAGCGTTGTCGTAGTAACGCCTGTTATCGCTGGAGTCGATGCGCCCGTGATCGAAGTCCAGTTCGTGCCGTCATACAGCAAGGGAGCGTCTACGCCGTTGGCGCAATACATATACGCACCGCCAGGCGTGGAAACGTTGACATACTCCCACCGGCTGTTAGTTAGTCCTGAGACAACAGCAGCGCCAACCGCACCACCCGCTGTGACGTTGTAGATTTTGCCGCCAGCAACCGCAAAAAGCCGCTCAGTTGAACCGCCGGAATAATTGAACAGGCTTTCGACTTGTCCCGTGATACCCGTAGCAAATTGCTGATAACCGCCCCGCAGATTGACGCTTGAAACCGTCGGGAACATATTGGTTAGCTGGACAGCATCAGTCGCTTCCATATTGGCGAGCGAATCGCGGGCATTCCAACCACCAATAGGCGCAGGCAAAGAAGCGACTTGCGCCGCTGTGCCTTGAATCATCATCCGACGGCGTGCGCTGGTTGCCATCAGTTCGTCCCGTAGCCGCTATCGGGAATGTTGTCGTAGCCGATGAGAACTGTGCCAGGACGCGGAGCGAGGGACAGGTTAGCAGAAGACATATCCAGCGCCTTAGCTGCTTCCAACTCGCTCAGATAATTCCGCATCATCGCTGTGGTGTCGAAGCCTTTAGCCTCGAAATACTTCAGCTTTGTAGCGTTGACCATTAGCCGGTCGGGATAGATACAGGTGTCGGTGTCGGCAGTAAACGAGTTCTTGACAGTCCCATCAGCAGCAGCCGCCCATCCCTTGCTGCGGTACTCCAAACCAAGATATTCTGCCGTGGACATACCAGGCCATATTTGGAAGTACGCACCAAGCAAACGCCAACGGATACGCGGGCCAGTTGAGATATAGCCTGACAACAGCCATTCCCATTGCTGTGCATCTTCCGGCCCGAGCATTTCCCAATGCTTGGATTTATCCCACATAGTGCGCGGGACAAGGCTTTCGTAATCGCTTGGGAGCGAATACTTGATTTTCTGAAAGTAGGCAGTAGCACCTGCGGCGCTTGCAGAGAAGTCCTGATTGACTGTGACTTGCGTAGATGAGTCTACAGAGACGATATAGGTATTCTGATTGATGCCTGTGCCTTGAACCTGATACGTCGTATCAAGCCCCGCAGTTGATGCCATCGTGATCGTGCGGGCTGCGGTCGTCCAAGTGCCGGTGGTGGTGATGTATTGCGTATAAAACGTGTGCTGCTTAGTCAATTCCCGCCAAGCGTGGCGACGCAGAAACTCGTATCCATTCGCGTTCATCAACGCGAGAATTTGGATAACGTCCTGATTCGTGTTGCCTGCTACGCTTGTCGGGGTTGCAACGCCAAGCTCGTTAGTTACTTGCTGCACTAACTCCAGCATCGTTGTCGTTGACATTCTCTTTCCTCGGTCGGCCAGGTTTGCGCTGCTCCAATAGCATCGCCATCTGCGCCTCAAGTTCTTTCAGTTTTGCGCGGGTTTCTTCCAACTCACCGCTGGAAACCTTTTGATTCTTGTTCAGCAGGTAATTCCGCGCACGTTCGCGCAATCCTACGCCACCCATGCCAATCCGTTGAAGCTGATTATCGCTTGCCGTGGCAACTTGTTCAACCGTCTGAAACTTCAGAATTTGCAACTCAGCCAGTTGGTTGTCGTTCAGTTCGTCAGGGCGGTCTTGAAACCAATCTTTCAACGGCACGCCGATAACCGGGCCATCGCCGCTTTGCATCTGAAAATGCAGCCATTGCCGGGGAAACCGCTCTTTGTGGTCATCCCGCACCGGCTGATCAATTACCGTGGTCTTGTCTCCTGGCACTACAATTCGCACGAAAGGTTTTCCCTTGTAGGGGTCTTTCTCGTAGTTGTAAAACTCAACGTAAAGTTGCGAATCTGCATTGTTAATATCTGAATCAAGTGCCATGATTTTCTCCTGTGGGGATCAAATGTTGTTGACTTGCGTCACCGTCAAAATGACGGAGGGTATTGCTGGAACTGGGCTGCTTGCTGCTTGCGCCAAAATTTGGCATCGAGTGTCATCAGTTGACCACATCAATTCAAAATACTGCCCTGCTGTAAAATTTGTTACATAATTCCATGCAGCAATTAATTCTGCTGTTGATCCTTGCACCGCAGTTTTTCCTGCCGAATTTGCTACATCTGAACCATTAACTCTTAGCCAAATATAAGTATTTCCTACCGCACCCGCTGTTTTGTGCAACTGCGCCGAAAACTGAATGTTGTAGACACCTGCATTGGCTATCAATATCCGTGAAGTCGGAGTGCTACGAGAAACCCCTACCGATAAATCAGTCGTGTTAAACGTCATCGCATAGGCAGTATTGATAACCGCTGCCGATTGCGTTGTCGTATCGTAAAACGAACCGTAATTCAGCTTTGGGAATGCCCCGTTATAGCCTTGCGAGCACTCCCACACCGCCCTAGTAACCGCATCAAAGATCGCTGTGCAATTCGGTGGGACACTAACTGAGCTTGCACCCGCTATCGTTGTCGTCGCTTCGTATGGATAAACTTTGAGCGCATTTGCCCCGCTGTTTGTTATCCATATCGTTTCGCCTTCTTCGCTCGAAGGAAGTAACACCCCTGTGCCGGATGCAACAGTCGATAGGTTGTTGTAGACCTTAACAAGCTGTAACGCATCCGTTCGCGTAGTTCCCGCAGCAGTCAGACTCGTCGAACCGTCTCCACATATAGAGATAGTCGAGAGTTGACTGACACCCGAACCGAGAACCCGCGACGGTATTGGCATTAGGCAGTAACGACCGATGCCCAAGTGGTTGCGCTAGTCGCAAAGAACAGCGCAGCCTTGTTGTTTGCCATCGTCACGCTTGCAGCAGCAGCGTTAATGGTCGAGCCGGTCGGCGGGTAAACAGTAATCGTCTGTCCCGAAGCGTTCCAAATACCAACCATTGCACCGACTTCGGTCGGAGGCAGCTTCACACCGGTCGAAGCCGAAGAAGTGGTAATGGCGTTGAAAACAGCCGACAGTTGCAGCGCATCGGTAGCGGACGAACCCGTAGCGACGAGGGCAGTTGCGCCATCACCGCAGATAGATTGCGCCGACAGGGGAGAATTGCCAGCACCGAGAACACGCGAAGGGATAGCCATGACTGCTCCTTATTTAGTGCCAACAATGCGTAGATCGCGCTGTGGCAAGTGAAAAAATGGTTCTTGGAATTGCACATTCTGAAAACCTGCTTCGGTAAACAGCGCACCGATTTCAGCTTTAGAGTAACACCAATGATGCCGCATCGTATCAGGTTCGGGCATTCCGAACAATGCTCGCCCAATCAAGTCATCATGCCGATAACCCGCATTCCACAAGGCAATCACGTTATCAAGGCATGGCATCTCAAGCGATAATTGACCACTTGGCTTCAGCACCCGCCGCCATTCCAGTAAGGTTTGTTTCACCTTAAGACGTTCAATATGCTCAAACAAGTGGATAGCGGAAATTTCGTCGGCGTGGTCATCCGGCAAATCAAGTTTCGTTACATCGGACAGCAAATCCTGATCCCCGACGCAATCGACGTTGATCCAGCCAGGCCAAGACCTATCACCAGCCCCTAAATGGAGTCGAATAGCGTATCCCATGCCGCTCCAATCTGTTCGGGGGAATAGTGCATTTGGATGTATCGCTGTCCTTCCCGCACCAAGTCATTCAATTCGTGCCTGTACGCTTGCGAGAACTGCAACCCGCCCTTGACCGGCCCAAGGTAACAAAAGTGTCTGAATTCCTTGTTTATAACAATCTTACTCGCTATTACAAAGCAACCCGCCATGACTGCGTTAATGAGCCGATTGGGGCTTTTGTAAGTTTCCTCGGCATTTGGTAGCAAAACAATGTTGCTTCGGTGCAGCAATTGCTCTTGTGCGCTGTTCGACCACGGCACGCATTCAATCAAATCATTCGGGCCTGTGCAGTAGGTCATATCGTACGGCTTCAACATTTGTTGATACGGCATGATTTCTTTCAGATTGCTCTGATGCCCCATCCACAAAAATTTGTTGCCGTCTGCGTGCGGTTGACCTCGGTTTTCCCACGAATCGGGGATTACTTGGGCATCCCTTTCCGCATGGCGGCGAATTCGTCGCGCCATTTCCTCAGTCGGACACACAACTGCATCAGCTTCTCTAGCCATTTCTTCATAAAGTTTTCCTAACTGTGGATGCTCAAAATGGTCATCGCAAATATCGACCACCATTTTCACGCCTTGCCCTTTCATGTGATGCCAAAGCATTGCATCATCGGGGTGCGGCTTGGCAAATACGGCTATATCCGCGCCTTGAGCATTTAGCCTTGATTTGTGTTTGCAATACGCTGAGGGCAGTTGCGCCCTCAATCGGTAGGATGCCATGTCAGCACCACCACGATGCAGCCAGGTTACGCTGCGAGCTTCCATGCGCTCCTAACCCGCAGGATTTCGGGTATCAGCCCGTCTCCCCGCGCTTCAATCGTAATGTCCGGCATAACAGTAAACACAAGTTGAAACTCGTTTGCCTGCTGTGCCATTGCCATGTTGCTGATGAACTTCTTGCGGTGCGGTGCTTCGCCAACAAATATTTCAATTGTCTGACCGGCTTTCTCGCCGGTAAAGCGTTTCGTCCCATCCTCGCGGATGCAAGAGTCATAGCCGTACAAAATGAACTTGCGGAAACCTAGCAAGTAACCGATGTTGATAGCCCGCAAGCCGGAAGTCGTTCCACCGCCTACTGCAAGCCTTTTGCCTATCGCCTCGCATTCAGCGTCTTGCGACCACGAATGCCACAGCAGCACATTCTTGTCAGCAAGCCAATCAAACATCACCGGCGGGCATCGGGATGCCACCATGTAGACCGTGTGATCGTTCTTTTTCTGAATGCAGTTTGTCCTGTCCCGTGGGTCTAAATCCACCCACAAATCAGGTTCTATGCCGTTGTCGCATAGGAAATCGTGTGCGCCCTTGATAGCGCAGATCGTCCTACCCTGTTCGCGTTGCTGTCGTATCTCGTCAACGAACTCAGGCATGGATGGGCCGCTCCCGACCAGCACAAGTGTTCCATCGTGCCGAGCAGGAGCGGGTTGTAGCTCAGGAAGTCCCCGCGCAAGCGCAGAGCGGATGTAC